CTTGAACTCGCTGGTGAAGTTGTTGTACTCAAACGTCCGCTTTTCTCCGCGCTCGTTGATTCCAGTGATCTTAAATACGGGCATTATGCAATCTCCATTTCAAAGTGAATTTCTACGCTTGGACGCTGACCGAGGTACACATGCCCAAAGTGGAGAATGTGACTCGGAAAAATGAGCAGCGCATCGGGTCGCGGCTCAACAACGTAGTTTCTGCGTTCGTCAGGCAGGCATTTAGAGCCGAACGAACCAGCAGGGTGATTCAGAACAAGACAGCCGTCATGCTCGTCTTTAGAACCGTCTGGATGAGCGTCGCAGTCGATCCAATAGATCGCCGACAGGTGCGATGACTCAACATGCGGAGGCACGAAGTCATGCGTCTTCTGAACCAGTTCTCGTCCGGTAATGTGCGAAACCTTGACGCCGAACTCCAGCTCGGTGCGTTGCTTCACAGCCTGGAAGATCGGGGCAAACATCGGGTCGCAAACCTCAAGAGATTCACGGGTCGAGCGCGACCACGGCTTGCCATTCGCGTTGTATGTGTCATAGGCCAAGATCGCTCGTTCTCGATACGTGTCACGCTGCTGACCCTGAATCCCCAATGCGCCCCGATAAATTGGGGTCGCAAAAATCTGTGTGAGCATTAAATCACCTTGATTCGCACATCCGTTGCGCCTGGGTAGTATTTCCATCCGAGTTTGACTCGGGCTTCGCCACCAACCGGCAGACCAAGCGCAGACAGTTGAAGTGTTCCAACGCCGTTGATGATTTGCACTCGCGTACCGCTGGTAATGCCAAACACCGGCTCCACGAACACTTCCGTGTTGCGGTTTTGCAGGTTGCCGGCCGAATCTTCCACGCGAAGTTGAATCTCCGCAGTTCCACCCGCCGCAACTGTCGCAGGGGCGGTTGCGGTAATCGTTGGGAACTTGAGGACTCGCTCAACGCCGCTGGTTGATACTTGGCTCCATTCGCGGGTCAGATCGCCAGTGACGACAAAATTGGCATCCGTAGCGTCGACATTCAGGTTCACGGTAATAAACACATCGTCCGTTGAGTCGGAAAACGGCACGTTAATGCCAACAGCCAAGTTCACCTTCGTGCGAGCTGCATACTCTGGCGCTGTTTCGCGCAACGGCAATGTTTCAACAAACAGAGGGAAGATTGGCGCAAATTCGAAGTCGGTCGTTACCGCCAGAAAGTACGTCTGATGAGCCGCCCAATCAGGTCGCGCACGAAGTTCTTTCATGCTGACTGAGGCAGATGCGTTATAAATGGCCGGCTCAATGTCTGGCATGGGCAAACCATCTGCACCACACTTGGTCGCGGACATTTCAAAGTCCACGGTTAGAATCTCGGTGGATTGATCGTAGTGGAACTTCGCTGTCGGGCGAAACCCTGGCGAAACGTGATCGTTTTTAACTCCAAGAACTTTCATCATGATCTTTCTTTAGCAGGAGCAATTGCAATCGCAGTTGCAAGCGCAGTTGAAGTTGTATTGGTATGTGCGCAGCGCAATGGATGAGCCGTTATCAATCAGCACACCGTTGTAGGCGTTCAAACCGCCGCAGTTCGCCGCAACCGTTGTGCAGTTATTGCCGTTGTAGCAATTTCCCGTGTTCCCGTTATGAACATAAGCGGCTGCGTTTGCCGTTGACACGTAATAGCTATAGGAGCCAGGCAGGACAGAGCAGTTATCAACCGTGCTAAAGAAATAGCCGTGCAGCCAACCATAAGCCTTCGACCAGATGTTGCCGGCATTATCGTTGTACTCACACCAGTTGCCGGAAGAGTCAAGAAAGCCAGACAAACCGCCATTGCTGTGGATGTAGCGATTGCCCCAGTCGGTGTCAGCCAAATAGATGTAGTTGGCCGTCGAGGAAATGGTGATCGAGCTGAATGTCGTGTTAGATGTGTTCATCGGCGTGAAGCCGAGAGCGCCAGTCACGTCCGAAGATGCAAGCGTCACCGCTCCTGTACGACCTTGAAAGCTGGAAACCAAAGTGCTTGCGGATGCCGAGGTCACACGACCTTTTGCATCCACAGTGATTGTTGCGGCGGTGTAGGTGCCGGCAGTGACGCCGGTATTGGGAAGCGTTGCGGTGATCGCGGCGTTAGCCGTACCGTCAAACGATGCGCTACCCGAAATATCGCCTGACAAGCTAATCGTGCGAGCCGTCTGAAGTTTGGTTGCCGACGCGATGTTGTCATCGAGATAAGCAGCGGTACGAGCGTAATCCTGCTCCAACGTCCAGACGGGGCCGGTAAGGTTGGTGAGGATGTAGCTCTTATTCAGATCGGAGCGATAGCAGGGCATGCCCAGAACCAAGTTGGTCGTGGGGAATGCAGTGCCGGACGACTGCGACAGCGCCGTCAGAATGTTGTTCAGCAACAGACTGCGAGAAGCCGTCAGCGTTGTGGTATCTGGGATGTCCTGATAACTTTGCATGTTCTTGTCTTTCTTTCACTCGTGACTGATTATATGATGTCTAACACGGGGCTTCAATAACCCTGTGAAGACCAAGAGACGGTGCCAGCAACTCGTTGACCTTGCGGGGTTTCAAGCACGAGGGTGAACCCGCCGTCATCGGGGTTGATGACCTTGGGAATTGCCAGAACGGTCCCGCCCTTGAGCGTCACGGTGATCTCAGGGGTGATGTGGAACGAGCGGCTGAAGATGATGCGAATGCCATTAGCTGCTTGGTCGGCCGTGATGACGGCGGTCCCGCGATCAAACACGTCCGGCACATCCACTGTTACCTTCATTTGCTTGAGCTTGGCGCGGTCAGAAGTCGTGGACTTCAAAACGGCGCGGAAAATCGCGGTTTGGTACTCGTAGTCGCCAGGGATGAAGTCTCGGAACGGGGCAAAGCCTGGGGCGCGACCGGCGTCCACAACTTGCATGAACTTGGCGAGCGTCAGAGGCTCGGTCGAGACAATCATGTCCGACATCACTGCGTTCGCGTGGCGACGGTACTCGTCAAACAGAGACAGCGATTCCGCAATGGAGAGCTTGGACGCCTTCTTGAGCGCATCCGATGTGCTAAAGCCTTCGCTGATGTAGACGTGGTAGCCAACAGAGCGACCAAACAGCTCCATCATGCCGATGGTTTCATGGACAGCCAGAGTAATGCTCTTCTCAAAGAGCGTTTCTGTGATTGTCAGAGATTCAGAGGCGGCGACGGTCGAACGCTTTTGGATGTTCTCACCGACATGCACCGCTTCGGCCAGCATCTTGTCTGCCAGCTTCGCAACTTGCTCACCCACTGCAACGCTTTCGAATGCAGCCTTGGTGATTGTCTTGCTTGGTGCGTCAGTTGCGCCGAGCGACTCGCTCTTTGGAAGCGTTACCGACTTTGCGAGGTTTTCCCCGAGTTGCACGTTCTCTTTGGAGACAAGCGTCTGCGCCTTACGAAGTGCGTCGCCGATGGACATCGCTTCGAAGAAATCTTTCTCCAGACCACTGGCGGCGTGGTCAGAGATGCCGAACGACTCCGATAGAGGTCGGGTGAAGTCGTTGCCAAGAACTTCGCCGACATGAATGTGTTCGAGAACGCTGATCACGAAGGCGATGTGGTCGATGTAGCAGTCCTTAACGCCAAGCGTTTCGAACACCGCCATCGAGATGTCTCGGAATGCGTAATCCGCAACACCAAACGATTCATAGGCGTTTTTGCCAATGTCTCGATAGGCAAACTCAGAAACGCCGATAGACTCGCCTTTCGGCATCGTCACGTTCTTTGCAGCGATCTCGCCAACTTGAACAGCTTCGCCAACCGCTTTGGTCGCATCGAAGCGAAGCGTCTCGGACGCTTGGACGTTCTCGGAAAACGGTTTGGCAACGGTCTTGGACAGGTTCTCACCCACCCCGACCGTCTCGGCCAGGCGCATTGTCTGGCTACGATTAAGCGCCTCAAGCACCGAAAGCCCTTCAAGGGCCGCTTTGGTGAACATCAGGGCGTAGGCGTCGGTGGTGCTGAACTGTTCGGAGAATGGCTTTGCGACACCCTTCCCCATCACTTCGAGGAAGCTAACGCTCTCAAACAACCCTTTGAAGTTGTCGAAGCGCAGGGTATCGCTCGTTGTGACGCTTTCTGCGAGCGCCTTTCCTACTTGACGGACGTGGGAGTCAACCGTGTTGAAGGACTCAAACCACGCTTTTTGCGTCTGTTTCGCTCCGAGGTCGGCGACAGACAGCGTTTCACCCACCGAAAGGGTGTAGGCAAGCGTGGCAAGGCTATTCCAAGCCTTACCAGCGTTAATTGCAGACCAGGCGAAGGTCGCCGAAGTCCAGGCCAACGGCGTACCAGCAGCTTGACTGATGCTTACGCTATCGGCCATCTATCCCTCAGCAGTGACTGATTAGGACAGAGTGAACGTGAAGACGGTAGTCAGCGTGTCGTCAGCGCCTTTGTTCACCACAGGGAACACCACACGGTCGATCATGATGCCGGCCGATGCAGCGTTGAACACGCCAGCTTCAGTCAGAGCGCCAGTCGCAACGCCAGCGGCGAAGGTTGTGGTGAAGGTGAAGGTTTTGGTGCCGGATGTGTGAGCGTAGGTCGAAGCCAGGCGCGACACTTCAGTACCAAGGGTAGTCTGAGACGAGGCGGCAGCAGCCGTACCTGTACCGACAGCCGTGTAGCCCATGCAGGCGGGGCGGCTTGCAGCTTTGCCAATTGCGTCGGCGATGAAGTCGAAGCCAACATCAACGATGATGTTGTCCTTCTGGGTCACTTCCACTTCGCCGTTTGCTTTAGTAAGCATCAGGGTCAGCGAGCCGTGCAGTTTCAGCGTGTCTTTGAGTTGCATGAGAGAAAACTCCTTAATTAAGGTTGGGGGAATTGTAGGTCAGTTGTGACTGATTGGCAAGTTTAATACAAAGTCAGGGCGGTAAACGCTCCAACCGGCGTATAAGGCTGCTCGTCTGCCCCTGATTGTTCGCCATCCATGCTGGCAATAAACAGTCCGCGAGTCAGTCCGCTTTGGCTGATACCGACGCAAATGCGCTCATCCACCGACACAAGGAACGGAACCACGTTGCGGCGTCCATTGTCGTCTTCAAGGTAGAAGGCGGCTTCGCGCAGGCTGTAACCGACTTTCAAGCGACCGGAGCTGCCATTCAGGGTGATGTAGATCGCGTCAGTAACCTGCTTGGGTTGAATCCAGAATGTCTTACTGAACTGGTCAGGGATTGCGACCGTCCAGCCGACTTGGGTCAGATCGGAGACAAATACACCTTGGCCGTAGCGCCCTTCCCCATACGTGACCTTCTTGGAAATGGTGGGGAGGATGCCTGTCACGCTCGTCAGCGCCCCGTTCAGACGCCAGCCGTCCACGTCAGTAGTCAGCAGACCCACGTCCGTAGCGATCTGGAACTGTGCGGCGATGGATGTGCTGTTGCCAGTTGGTGCCCAGGGTTTGCCGCCGTCAGACGAATCCCAAGAGAAGTTGGCATGCGCCCAGTCGAGCGTTGCCTGGCTGACGGATGCGATGGCTGCAAAGATCGTGTTCTGAGCGCGAAGGCGATACGGCAACGTCACGTCGAACAGGTACTCGGCGCGAGAGTAGTCCGGCTCCATCTGCAAAGCGTCGTCGTAGTTAATAACGCCATGCGTGACGCCAGGGAAACCTTCCAAGTGCTTGTCTACATCGTAGACCACGTTGGAGTTCTGCGGCTTCACCACGTCCGAGTTCACGAAGACGGCTTCGTCGGCGTAGATACCAGGCGAAGCGATAGCCTTGATCCAGAATGTACGCGACCCCGTAGTGCCAGATGGCATCGTGTAGGTCGTGGACATTGTTTGAGTGATGAGCAAGCTCGTAGCCCACTCAGTACCCTCGCGGATTTCGTAAGCGACGATGTTCACTTCGCTATTTGGCTTCCAGCGGAACTCAAGGCGGTTTGCCGACTGGATGCAGTCAAATTGCGACACAGGAGCTGGCGGGTCAAGCACCAGACGGAATGTCGTCACGTTGTCCGAGTACTGACCGTAGGAGTCAATTGAACGGACGTGGTAGAAGTACACGCCGGCCGCATCTTGGTCGTGCGTGATCATCGTACCCTTGAAGTTCGTGATGATCAGTTGGGAGTCGTCCCAAGAGTTACCCACGCGCACTTCATAGCCGGAGATGTCGATGTCGGCAACGGCGTCCCAAGTCAGCAGAAGATCGGATGTGCGGCGCGTCACAACGAAGTTGCGAACATCGCCAGGCGCTGTCGTCTTGCCGACTGGGGTGTAGAACTTCTCCACCATGTCGGACTTGCGACCGAAGTTGTTCACCGCACGAACTTGGAACTCGTGCGGCGATTTGCGGACGTTCTCGAAGTCCACCGACATGCTGGTGGTCGTGATCGTTTGCCAAGAGGTCGCATATTTGCCAGTGCGACGCCAGCGAATCTCGAACTGCGGCATTGGGGCGAACCACGAAACCGTGATGCGCGTACCGATGATGCCAGGGACGACTTCGTACTGAGCCTCAGTGACCTCGACGTTTGTCGGAATGGTCACGGCGTTCGGGTCAATGATCGAGGTCTTTGGCTCTTCGAGCTTCAGGTTCTTCTCGATGGCGTCGAACTTCGAGGCGTTGTGCTCGATGGCGGTGACGAGGAACTGGTCTTTCTTGGTGCCGTCCTGTGCGATGCCGATCACGCGAGCAAGCATCGGCTCAAGCGTCGCTTCCGACACCATCCACATCGAGTTGGTCAGTGGCAGCGTGGTCAGCGGGTCGCTCCAAGTCAGAGTCGAGTACTCGCCTGGGCTTTGCAGCACGACGCGATCCACAAACGTGCCGTCCGCGAGGCGCATCGAAACCATTGCTCCATTGCCTTGAAGCACAATTGGAGCGTCAAGCGTCAGGGAGTTCGCGTCACATGCCGCAATGCGTCCGCCCATGCGCTTGCCGGCGCGGTAGGTGTCGTGGATTCGAATGATCTCGCCAGGCAGCAGCGTTGCCGAGTCCAGGCCGACCTTGAATTGAACCATGTCCGATTCGAGGCGCTCGGTATAGAGCATCCAGCGCCCCACACGGTTCGCTTGACCACGGCTGGTACAGCCAAAGGCCACAATGTCTGTCTTGCGAATGCCGAACTTCGCAACCGAGTCGGCGTCCTCGACGTATTCGATCTTCTGTTTGAACTTGTCGGTGGGGTCGTTCCACGTCACGTTCACGACAGAGTGACGATCACGGCGCGAGGAGCTGGTGTAGTTGAACATGCCGTCGATCACGTTCGATGACGTGAACAACATGCCTGGCGATGCAGGGCTATCCTGCGTGAAGCCCACCATGCCGCCGTTCCAGAAGGCCATGCCACGGAAAGCGGACGTGAGGTCGGAGATCAGCTTGTAGGCTTCAGCTTGGGTCTGGATGACCGTGTTCACTGCGAAGCGAGGCTCGTAGCCGCTGAATCCGTCGCTCACCAGCTCGTCGCAGTAGCGTCCGATGGTGTAAAGCTTCGCCTTGTCGATCTGAGACGCCTGCAAGTAATTGCCCAGTCCGTAGCGGGTGTTGGTCAGCAAGTCGTACAGTACCCACGCAGGGTTGTTCGACAGAGCCACCTTCAGACCGCCATTCCACACGCCAGAGTAGGTGCGGGTCACAGGGTCATAGTTCGACGGCACTTGGATGTAGAGGCCGTTGACCAGATACGAACGCTGCGGAATGTGGTTGAACTGAGCGGAGTCGATGCGAACGCCAACGAGCGCCGAGTTCGGGTAGCTCAACTTGGAGTCGATCACTTCGGTGTAGGAATCGAACCAAGTCTCATTGCTCAAGGAAGCGTCAGGTGCGTCATCTGTGATGCGCTCCATCTTGATGTTCCACATGACCGCGCCAGCAGGCTTGGGCAGGTAGATCAAGTGGCTGCGCTGATATTTGGAGTTTGTCTTGCCCGAGATCGTCAGCGTGGAGTCTCCATCCACCATCACGTCGGTATACGCGCCACCATTGATGGCGATGCTGAACTTGTAACTGACGGAAGTGCCGTTGATGTCGCCAGTCGTCTTATCTTGCGAACGCAGTGAAGGCAAGGAAACAACGACGCGCACGGCGTCCGTTGCTGGCGCATTCACCGTGATGACGTGCGGCATCAGCTTCTTAACTTGGACGCTGACGTTGTAGGGTGTCTCGACATCCGAGAAGCCCGCAACAACGTCTTGATCCTGCTCACCGTTGCGAGTGTCCCAAGACACGCCGTTGAAGTTGTACGAGCCGTCAGAGTTTTGCAATGGGGTGTCGTCAAGGTAGATCGACTGACCGCCGTTGACCAAACCGCCAATGACGCCCTCCCCGATCAGGTCGAGGAGCGAAATCATCGCCCGCGACTGGAGCGAGTCTTCTGCCTCTACTGCTTGGCGACCACCGCCACCGCCACCTTTGCCGCCACCGCCTGCACCAGCGATCACGATTGTTTTTTCTTGCTCTGCCATGATCGTTACAGGAGTTGGTCAATAGTCAGGGAAGCCGAGATCGCATGGGAGCCGGCGCGGATTTGCCCGTAGATCAGGGGCACTGGCACACCCTGAACGGAAGTGTTCACGGGGCCATCGAAGTAGTAAGAGGTCTTGTCTTTTCGCGCTGCGGGGTCGTTACCGCTGGACTTTGGTGTCAGTGCCTCAACAACCGAACCCAACATGAGCGACACACCGATGTTGCCGACAACCATGCCGATGCCGGTCCAGCCCATCGAGTAGCCCACATACGCCAGCACGGCGCCAATCACGAATCGAACGCCAGCACTCGCACCCTCGATCACGGGAACGATGTAGACCGTCTGCGGCATGCGCTCAACCCACAGCGTATCGCTGTCAAGGTCTTCCTTTCGACCGTCTGCGTACTCGCACACCACTTTGTAGTATGGAAAGCTCTTGAGCGAGTTACGAATCCAGGCGAACACGCCAGGCTTGTTTGCGTCGATGATGCGAAGGGCTTCTGGAACCGATGTGGCTTCCAAGTCCCACACGCGACCGAACTCTTGTCCCATTGCGCCTTCGAGAATCACTTGCATGGTCATGCTCGCTCCTTGTGGCGCAAATGATGCGATGTGTGTTTGGCCCACATGCCGCCGTAAACGTCTGTGCGCGACAGGCGGCCCTGGCAGTGGTGAAGAATCTTGTCGTCGCCAACGTAGATGGCGATGTGGTTGGGGATGTTCGAGGCGACTTGCATGATGAACAGGTCGCCGACTTGCGGCTCTTGGTCGATCAGCAGATCAAAGCCCTGCTCTGCGTAACCTTCAGCGAAGAAGTTCAAACCCTTCTCCCAGAAGCGTTCCACGCGAGGGTATTCGCCAAGCACGATGCGGAACTCGCGGCGGTAGTAGTCACGCACGAGGGTGTAGCAGTCGCTGACGCCGAACAGGTATGTGCGCCCTTCGTAGGACGTGTCGATCTCGTGAGGCTGAAGCGTTACGACCGGCGTACAGTCAAACCCTTCTGGGGTGTTCCACACTGCCATGATGTACCACGGCAGACGCGAAGCATTGCAGCCTGCTACGTCCTGCTCAGATGGATTTGCAGGCACGTCCACATGGGTATGCCAGACGCCGATGACCTCGCCAATTTTGGCAGCTTCAATGTACTCGTGCGGGTCGATGCGGAAGTTCGTGCGCGGGTCGTCCGCGACATTCTTGCAGATGATGATGCGCTGACGGCCATTGACCCCCACCACCAGCCCACAGGCTTCGTTGGGGTAGTTCGCCATGCCTTCCTGCTGCATGATGGCTTCAAGGTCAGTTGTTCGAGTCATTTCGTACCGATCCAGGGAAGCCACCGTAGGGCAGTGGCATCCCCATGTTCTGAAAGCGCGCCTTGCACGACGAGAGTCGCTTGGCGCAGAAGTCGTTCTCTGCTCCGCATGGTTGGTCGTTCTTATCGTAGTACGAGCCATTCCAGCCGCACTCGGCGCTGCGATAGCGCCAGGCGCAAGTGTTTTGAATAACTTGACGAGCCGGCAGCATCACACCCTGAAGGTCGAATGCCGATGCAAGCTCCCACTCAACGATGTAGCGGTTCTCCGTCAGCTTTCGCTCCACGAACCACACGTCATCAATGAGGTGCTGGTTTGGGTCTGCCTCTGGATTGACGCCGCCTGGGAAATTCACTGCGTCCAAGTACCGAGCGAACGTGCGCTTTCGGATGACCTTGCAGCCAATCAAGTCGTCGTAATTGCTGATCTCTGCCGAGAACATGCCGTTGATGTTGGCAACGCGCACCTTGGGGCGAGGAAGCGCACCCTTGGTGGACAGCTCGAACCCCTCTGCTTCGATGGGCAGCGGCATGTACTCTTGACCCTGCCAGACGACCGGCTGTTGCAGCTCATTCGTGCCGGCATGGAAGTACAGCGGCGTACCGTTAGGCAGGCCGCTCAGGTCAAGCACGTACAGCTCGATCAGTGCCGATGGCGACAGCGATTGGAGTTCTGCTGCGATGCTCATCAGTATTCAAAGACCTGTTCGAAGGTTGCGGTCACTTCCATCGTTCCCACGTTCTGCTGCGTCTTGTACGAGCGACACACGAAGGTGCCTGTCTCGCCAAGCGGATTTGTCCATGTGAACGACTCGACCCCGCCACGCGCCTTCAGAAAGGCGACAACGGCGTTGCAGATGTCGTAGTTGCGCTCGAACTTCAGGCTCCACGATTGGGGCTTGTTGTTGATGCCAGCAGCCACGCGAAGCTCGTAACCGTCGCCGAACTTGGTGACGTTCACGTTTGGCTTCACGTCTTGCTGCGAGCCGACATCTGGGTTCCAAGTGAAAACGGGTTTAGTCATGGCTGGAATTATAAGTCATCGGTTACTTAGCCAACAAGCCGCCAGGACGTTGTTGGTTGACCAGCTCGCCGCGCACCACGTCACGAACCTTGTTTGCCATCTCTTTCCAGCTCTCAGGGTTGTCGCCCGAAGCAGTCACCTTGCCGTTGCCGTCACCCTGCACCACGATGCTGATCGTGACGTTGGTGTCGCCACCTCCCTTTGTGCCCTTCATGGTCACGGGGATGGTGCGGCCATCTGGCAGCGGAACGTAGGCTTCTGGGCCAGCTTCGCCAAACAGGGAGATTTGCGGAGAGTTGGCGATGCCACCCTTCGCATACGCCTTCATCGACAGCATTCCCTTGCCCATGATCGGCACAAGGCTGCTTGGGCCAGAGATGCCGCCGCTGGCTGCAACGTCCATCGGAATCGAGCTGATGCCGGCGTCGCCATTGACGGGCGTACCACCAGCGCCACCGCCGAAGCTGCCGAAGCTCTTGACGCCACCAGACACCGCAACGGCAGCCAAAGCTGTCGCGGCAGCACTAGCGGCAGCGGTCAGAGAGCCGAGAGCCGTGGTTGTAGTCACAGTCGTGGCGTTCTTGGTCTGTTCCACAGTCTCGCCGAACAGCATGTTCTTGATGCCTTGCCAGAGCTGTTGTGCCCAACGCACGAGAGAGTTGTCGCTCAAGTCGTTGATTGCCTGGCCCGCTTCGTTGGTTGCGGACTTCAGGTTCTTCATGGACTCGCTCACGGCGTTGCCGGCGGCGCTCTCAGCGGCGCTATCGACAGCTTTGCCGACAGGGTTTTCGATGCGAGTGATCAGACGCTTGCCGATGCTGCCCAGGGCTTCTGCCAGCGGGTCAGCGAACTGCTTTTGCAGGAACACTTTGTAGACCTGCATCGCCATGTCAGCCAGCATCTTGCGCCACTGAGCTTGACCGCCAGTTGTGGCGGCAGCCAGGTTGTCGATGAAGGTGGATGCCCAACTTGCGGTCAGATGATTGATCTGATCAGTCGTCTTTTTCCAGTTGGCAGCCAGTTGCTCCAGCTCGGTCTTGCTGCCGTTCTGAGTTTCGAGGGAGACGCGCTCAACCGCTTTAGCACGAGCGTTTGTCGCTGCCAATTGTGCGGCGTTGAACTTGTCTTCGTCTTCCTTGGTCTTCTTGGAGGCGTTGTACTCGTCGTTCAGCACCTTCATGCGGAGGTTGAACTCGGCATTGATGCGATCCATCTCGCGGTCGTGCAGACGTTGAGCCTGTTGCTCTTTGGTGGCGTTGAAGTTGAAGGCGGTGTCTTGCGCCTTACGCAGCTTTTCCGACTCGTCCAGCAGCCAGTTGTTCGAAGAGGTCTGGATGGTCGAAGCCATCAAGTCCATGCGAGCGCGTTTGTATGCTTCCAGCTTTTGCGTGACAGAGGTGTACTTGGCCTCCTCTTTGTCGAGGTTTTTCTGGAGCGTGAGGATTGCGGTATCGACCTTTGCGTAGCCGTCTTGAGCCAGGCGCTCCATCGAAGCATTCAGCTCGACGTTGGCGGCAGCCGCCTTGGTGCGCATGTCCTCGACAACCTTCTGCTCCTGACCGAGATTTTTGATCTCAGCGGCTTGTTGGATGACGGTCTTGATGGCTTCTTTAGCCTTCGCGTCCAGACCTTGCAGATTGTTGATGAAGGCGTCGATGTCCGTGTTGCCTTTCTTGAGGTATTCCTCAAGTTCGGCGACGTACTTGCCAGCCTGAGCTTTGTTGGCAATCGGGATGTGCGAGACTTTGCCGTTTTCGTCGTGGATTGTGCGGCCAAAGTCGCCTTTTGCGATCTTGCCGAGCATTTCCAGAGCGACTTCTTGGCGCAACGTGTCAACGTCACGCACACCTTGAATAGTCGCTTCCAGCTTCACGCGAGCAGCGGCAAGTTGGCCCTCTTGAGCCAGCAGCAGTTCTGCGAGCGGGTCACGGTCACGCTTCTCGCCCTTTGTGTTGCCGAGCGTCTGAGTGAAGCCGATCTTGCCAGCCTGATACTTCGCGTCGAGGTCGCGGCGCATCTTGTCCATCTCAACGATGCCCATTTCGAGAGCCTTACGCTCGTCGTCGGTCATCTTGAGCTGACCCTTGCGAGCTTGCTCCAGAGTCTCTTGCTTGGCGCTCATCAGGCGTGTGATCGCCGACTTCTCGCTCTCGATCTGCTCGCGGTTGATGCGGTCACGCTCGGCGTTGTATTTCTTGATGACTTCGGCCTGCTTCTTCTGGTCATTGCCAGCCTGTTGCATTGCCTCGTTCTCGGCCTGAGTGATTTGCAGGTAACGCTGACGGAAAGCAGAGCCAACGTCATCCTTGACGTTCTCGACTTCGGCTTTGATGCCGTCGATCAGACGCGCCACGTTGTTGCGTTGCGCGACTTGCTTGGCGGTGGAGAGCTGCGTCTCCATTTCGCCCACTTCTTTACGCAGCGTTGCAATCCACTCGCTACGCTTGCGCTTCTGTCCGTCGAACTCGATCTCGCGGTCAGTACCGCCTTGCATCAGAAGCGTCGTCAAGCGAGCCTGTTTGATAGCAAGGTCAGCTTCAATCTTTGTCACGCTGGCGTCGTCAGCGATACCGCGCTTGAGGTCTTCAATCGCTTTGTGCGCGTCACGCACACGTTCAGCAGACTTGCGGGCAGCTTCACCGATCTTGTTCCAGATGCCGATCACTGCTTCCACAGCGAAGGTCACGGCGGCGAACTGCACACCCATCGCCACAACCGACATAGTGAAGCCCTTGATGGACTCCCACACGGCGCGGATACCGAAGCCAAGCGCACCCATGACGCCATTCATCAAACCAGCCGACGCAGCAACGCGGTTCTGAGCCATCGCAGCGATCTCGGCAGCTTCAGCCTGTTTGAGCAGAGCGGCGTTTTGACCGTGGATAGTGAATGTGGAGGTATCGACTTCGCGGGCGTAACGCTTTTGAACGTCGATAGCCTGTTGCTTGGCTGTGATGCTCTTTTGGATAGCTTCGATCTCAGCCTCATGGGTAGCAGCGGCGCTGCCGACCACGTTGGCGTTGTTGCGGAAGCGGTCTGCCTCTGCCTGCATCTCACGAGCAAGAGCGGCAGTGCCGGCCTTCTTCTGACGCATCATGGCTTCGGCTTCAACCTCTTTCGCCATCGTCTGCATCAGGAACTGCTCTTGCAGTGCTGCCATCTCGTCGTAACGAGTGCGGTGCAGCGCGATGAGGCTTTGGCTGTGTTGAATCTCGCTCTCAAGCTCCTTGACGTTCGCAAGGTGCTGTTCCGCTTTCGCCTTGTTCAGCGAGACGATTGCTTGTTCGTTGGAGGCCACACGAGCGCGAAGCTCGTTAGCCTTGATTGCGCTCAGACGCTTGGCGTCTTCTTGCTCTTGAATGAGTTGATCACGCGAGGCTGCGCGAGCCTCCATGAACGCCGCCATCATGCCGTCCATGCCGGTACGGAACGGAGCGATCAGAGACGCGAACTTTGTAACCAGCATTGCCGTCACTGCTGCGCCGATCTCGTCGGCGTACTCGGCGATGAACTTTGCCGCCTTGCCGAACAGTTCGATCAGTTGGGCGATGATGTTGCCGAGCTTGTTAGCCCAGGACTCCGCAGCCTTGGTGTCGAAGGCGTCGAGAATCTTCTTCAGCTCCGCACGAGCGTTCTCGAAACCGCCAGACTTGCCGACCTCAACCTTGAACATCTCCCACTTGGTCTTCAACTTTTCGATCTGACCAGTCCAAGTGTCCATCATGTCCTTCGCG